CATGGAACTACCTTGAAGGGTGGTATACCCGCGACCAATGCCCGAACCCCATTGCCGTGCATTTCACCCGTGGCGGCCCGTGGTTTAAGGATTACATGGATGTGGAGTACGGCGAGGAGTGGATGCGTGAAGCGCATATTTCCTAAAGGAACCACGCCCGAGCAGTTAGCCGTAGCTGCTACGCGCATGGTGCAAGGTTTATCGCCTGACCGTGCGTGGTGCATAGAGGTGCTGGAGTGGAAGAAGCCGCGCACCGACCAACAGAACCGTTTTTTGTGGGGCGTGTGTTATCCCGCCATCCTTGAGGGCGGTGGCGAGGCACTAGCAGGCTGGACGCGAGACGACATACACGAATACTTCCTTGGTGAGTGCTTTGGCTGGGAGACGCTAGAAGGCTTTGGCCGCAAGCGTATGCGCCCGATCAAACGTTCCAGCAAACTAACCAAACAAGAATTTAGCGAATATCTAATGTTTTTAGAGATTCGTTGTGAATACATGGGAATACGCATACCGGAGCCGGTGTATGAACCTGCGTGATCAGGCAAGAGATAGGGGCTGCATGGTGCGCTTGCCCGGTATTTGCAACCACAACAGCGCAACGACTGTATTGGCGCATATACGCCTGTCAGGGGTTAGCGGCATGGGCATCAAGGCTGATGACTTGCTCGGTGCGTGGGCGTGTAGTGCCTGCCACGACGCCGTAGACCGCCGGTTCCGTACCGACCTTGACCGAGACTATGTGCGCCTTGCTCACCTTGAGGGCATGGTGCGAACCATCGCACAACTACGCAAAGAGGGGCTTATATGAGCTTCATGGTAGATACGCCGTACACCACGGCCTACGTTCGCAATGAGTTTTTGTACGACCATCAGGAAGGCCAAGGAGGCTTCACGCTCTGTACCGTCCTAGGCTTTAGAGCCGAGCCGATGCGAGCGCCCATGTTCAGCGTGATGCTTGAATGTGGTGCAATGTGGGCAAGGATGCCTATACACGCGATCTGCTCCAAGCCCTGCGACCCTTTGCCGCTCAACGTCTGCGTGTGGTGGGACTCGTTTAGTCGGTTCTGCGAGGTGCGTGAGATGCAGTTCCTGCGTAACCACCGAGTAGAGGCATATTGCCGCGACAAGGTGCTGCGGTCAGGCGTGTACCTGTTTAGCGTGTTTTGGGCCAATGGCGGTTGGTCGGAAATACCTGACCAATCCAAGGATCACCACATAATCGCGTTAGATAGCGGCCAATGGGTTGCCATGCCCAACAATAAATTGCGTTGGATAGACCCTTCGCACTTACATGGCGAAATACCGCGAGGCTGGAAGTCACCTAGTACCAACTACAGCGTGGAGGCATTACCGTGAGCTGGATTATAGATCTGTTCCGCAAACTCAAGGCTAACCGTGACCGCGAATGGCGCTCTGTGCCAGCCCCTAACTGGCGATGTGCGCGTGGAGGGCGAGATATATGGTGAAAGACGATGTAAGCCCACCGGGAGCGTGGAAAGAGGAGCTAGAACGCGCACCGTGGGGATATGGTCAGAAGCAGGGCGACAGGCTTGCTAATGCGTTTTTAGAAATGCGGCGCATGGGGCTACATGAGGAAGCCACGCTGCTAGAATTGGAAATAAGAACGCTGCGGCATGAGATTGAATATCTGCTAAACCGCTGAAGGGTCGTCTAACGGTAGGACAACGGACTTTGACTCCGTGAATGTTGGTTCAATCCCAGCCCCTTCAGCCACTTTTGGCGGCCAACGGAACGGTGCAGCGCGTAGGTAGTATTTGCCCATGCAGATGCACACGCCGCCAAGGTATTGGTGTTCGTGCGAGCAGTAATACCCTTGGCCGTTGGCAGGGCAGAAAAACACGCAATCCTGACAACCGTTAGGAACTACCCAACTCGGCTGCGTAGCCATGTTAAGTATTCCGCGCCTTCCTCGGGTTCCCACCACACTTTAATCAAGTCAGGGTGATCGTTGGGCAGGTCAGGGTTGATCGTGGTCAGCGCGCACGGCGACAGGCAGTTGTCACGAAAGCCACGCTCTTTTGCATAGCGATCATAAATCTTGTACGAAGCCACTTTCATCGTGTGCATCGTTATGCCAGATATTGCATCTTTAAGGACGCTGTAGGCGCTTTCGTGCTTATGGCCCGCCACATACAGGTGGTCGCGTGTACCCATCAGGGCGGCTTTCATGGGGCCGTGGGCGGGGTTCCAGATAGACGAGCCGCTGTGGTCGTGGCGGGCATTAACCCTAATCTCTGCGCCGTTGGGGAACCGCAGCGCAATGCGAGCCTCGGATGACTTGTAAAGTGAATTCTGATGCTTCGCTATCCACCGCAGAGGGTCGCCAGAGCCTGACCATAGGTCATGGTTGCCGCCGATCATGTACAGCCACCGACAGCGGTTGACAAACCATTCGGCCAACCGCCATGCCTGCGCCGCAGAGGTTGCCTGATCGCCGTAAAGCCTTGCTAAACGCCCGACCCAGTTGTTGGTGGTGTCGCCTACGTTGCAGGCAAAAAGCCCCTCCGTGGCGTTTACAAGGGCGGTATGGCGCTCAATGGCTTCAATGTCGCAGCCATCGTCGTCAACGTGCGGATCACCGAAGTGCAGCAGTCCAATCGGGCCTGCAATTTTGATGCGTATGGGGATGAGTTTGGAGGCTTCTTCGTGTTCGCGCTTGTGTAGGAACTTGCGCTTGCGCTGCTCTATCAATTCCTCAATAGGAACGTCGTCATCGGGAAGCGGGGTAAACTCAAACTCGTCACGCACAACGGCTGTGTTGTGCTGGTAGGTGGAGCCGGGGACGTTTAAGCCCTTGCCGTGCATATCCTGTATGCGGTTCAGCAAGGTTCTAATGTTGATCCCAAGTTTTTGCGCTGCTGCCGCCCTAACGCCTTTTGATTCTTGTAAGGCTTGCAATATCTGTTCGTCAGTCGCCTTTCTTGTCGTCACGTTTAGCCTTCCTTTTGACCGTTATGCCAAGTTCTTTTCGGCGTTTAGCGGTAACTTCTGGGGCTAACTCGGCTCTCCATTCCAAGTGACCATCAACTAGGCGGTATTCTTCTTTGTGCGTTAGCGCACAGTCGCAGCACTCGGTATAGGTATAGCCCTTAACCCGATACCATGACCCCTCGTTCATCTGCACAACGGGGATTTTCTTTGGCATATCAACCCCTCAAATACAATCTTTGCTCATCTCGCCTACGATTTACAAGTCCTTTCAATACCTTACCACCGGCTTTTGACCATTTCATGAACTCGTCAGCAGCTTCATCAAACTCGCCACGGTTGTGCTTCATGCGAAGCCCAGACCTTTGAAGATTCCCCAAGCCCACGTTGAAAGCGAAGGAAACGAGTGCGTCAAACTGGCCTTGATGATTAACAGCAGAAGGGCAAAGTCGGGCCACGCCGCGCTCAAACCGGCCAAGGTCTTGAGCAAGGATAGCGTCCACCTCTCCCACAGAGAGGCTGCGATCCCATCCCTCGGGTATCGGTAAGGTGCGCCGCTCCTCATATTTCACCGCTGCGTGTGAAGGGTCTATAACGTGGCCGACCCCGACCGTCCATAGCAGGGCCGGACACCGATAAGGGCGCGTCCTTACGCCCTCATGATGCTTAATCATGTGGATTGCGGCAGGGCTAACCTTCACTTTTTGCCGAAAGCCTGCGTACCAAACCAGAACGCAATGATGCTGCTTAAAATCAGCATTTCGTCGTCAGAAAACACTTCTGCCATCGCAGCGGCAAACGGCACACCCGTGTTGTAGGCATACCAGACGCCTGCAATATTGATGGCGACTAGTTCCAACACAAAGATGTAGGTCACAACCGGGCGCACCGAGGCACGAAGGTTGATCATCCATTGGCTTGCGCCTTTGCCAATCTCAACGTCGTGGCTATACAGCGCCTGACGCTCCTCGGCAGCCGTCTGCGTCTGGATCTGTTCCAGTTTGATTTCCTCAACCCGTGCCTGCGCGATAAACCCGCGTTCTGCGAGGGCTAGTTCACGCTCCTTCTGCGCGGCGACAAGGGCTAACTCATGCTTCTTGTCTTGGCGGTCTTGGAAAATTTGCAGAATCTTGGGCAGGCCGCCCGCGAGGAACGACAGGAACGTGCTAACCATCGTCATCATTTGTTGCGTTCCTCCATCAGTTTGACGCGCACCTGTAGGTCATGGATGTCCTCCATGATGTCGTCTTTCAATTCCTGACGGCGAGCGGCGCTCAACGGGCTGTCAGTCGGCACCCCGTCCTCGGTAATCAGGATAGGGATTTTGGACTCAATAGCGATCAGGCGATTGTTGAACGATGCGATTTCCGCAAGCAACCAACCGACAGCGGCCAGCAGAACCGGAAACAACATATCCACAATCTTCTGCATATTCACTTTTGCAACGCCTCAAGAAGCAACATTCCCATGCTGCCAAGCGCGCCAAGCAAAATAACGATGATGGCACCGCCAACTTTTAGAACCAGTTGCTCAAGGCGTTTGAGACGAGCGTTAATGGCTTCATATCGCACCGCACAAACGTCAATGTGGCTTGTCACGGTCACTTCAAGTTCTTGCACCGTCGTCATCATCAAACTCCTTGAACTTCAACCCAAGATTGCGTGGATTCGTCCCACTCGTAGCGTTTACCATCAGTTGGGTACGGTATTGGAGCTTGCCATTGGGCGTTTTCGTCCAATACCCACGACGCATACGGTTGTGGGGGCACAAAAGCGTCAATGTCGGCGCGGTAGGTGTAACCAATACCAGCGTAGTTTTTGCGGATATTGCCGTTGTACGACGTTTTTTTCCAAGTGCCGCCAAGAACACTCTCGCAAAACGCTGCGCCGATGTATTCCTTTTCAACACCATCTGCGTCAGCGGTGTCTTTATTGGCAATGACTACCACACGCAACACAACATTGTTTGAATCTAGTTCTGCAAAATGCGCCATATCAACGCTCCAAGTGCAATGCGGTTAGGCTTTCTTCTTCACCAACGTAGCCAACCGGAAAAGTGTTAAACGCAAGGGAAACACGGTCATCGCCCTGCACAGTTTCTACCATGTGCGTCAGGCTTGACGGAAACAGCATCAGATCGCCTGCGCCAACCTCAAACCACCACGACTCGCTATTGTGCAAGTTCCATTGGTCGGTCGGCAGTTTGATCTGCTGGTAGCCGTCTTTGTAAAAGTAAATTTTATCGCGCTCTTTAGCGGCTTTGAAGTACAACACCCCCGACACAAATGAGTTGGGGTGCGCGTGTTTGTGGTGCCACTCACCGGGCTTGGTGTAGTTTAGCCATGACTGGGTAAGCCGCAGCGATACATCGTACTTTGGCGCATAGATGGCCTTCAGATATTCCGCAACGCAAACTTCTGTAAACTCCCGCAGTTTGGCAAGCGTATCGTGCCGCAAAACGTAGCGGTTATTGCTCGTCGTGTTGCCCATGTTTTTGTGCGTTGGCTGCGAATCCACAAACGCCAACTCATCAGCGGTAAATTTACGGCCAAGCTCAAACCGAGCAACAGGCGTCGGAAATATGCTGTATAGATTCACGATTGCAACTGCGCTTCAATTTGCGCCATGTGTTCGTCAAACGCCTTCTGTTGCTCGGGCAGCAGAATGGTGTTGATTTTTTCCTCAAACTCCCGAATCTTCTCAATGGTCTCCATCACTTCTTCCACAGACGGACACGGACGCGGATCGTCCCAACGGGTAAAGCCAACGCCACCCGTAAACTCCCACTTTGCACCCGGTCGCAGCAGATGCACCGCTGTGTCAATGCCGACTAACTGGTAAGCCTTCATTAGTAGTTCACCTTGAGGATTACGATACCGGAGCCGCCGTTTTGGGCGGTTCCATAATAAGTTGATCCGCAACCTCCACCGCCGCCACCAGTATTTGCGGTACCAGCAACTCCAGCGCCGCTGCCAACTCCACCGTCACCACCACCGCCAGAACCGCCTAATCCTGTTGCTGGGGAACCGCCAGCATACGCGCCACCGCCGCCGCCTCCCGCATACGTTACAGACGAACCGGAAATGCTAGATGCGGTTCCAGCACCGCCATCGCCTGCTTTAGTGCTAGTCCCATTAACGCCTGTCGCAGAAGCGCCGCCGCCACCACCAGCGCCGTAATTTGGTGCAGAATTAGAACCAGTTCCACCGTCGTTACCTTGTGATGGGCTTACGATTGGCGTATTTCCGTCTCCAACAGCAGATGAATATGTAGCACCGCCACCTGACCCACCATCCATAGCGCCATAGGGTTCGTTGCTTGTATTTCTAGCAGCGCCGCCACCGCCACCGGCAGAAGTAATGGTGCTAAATACAGAGTTGCTGCCCGCATTTCTGCCATCAGAAACAGCCGCTCCACCAGCGCCAACAGTAATCGTGTATTCCGTTCCCGCTGTAATGCTTAATGCAGTTCCAGTACGGAAACCGCCTGCTCCACCACCGGCTCCGCTAAATTGCTGCAAGGCGCTTGTTCCACCACCAGAGCCGCCACCTCCAACAACAAGGTAATCAACGCTCACCGCGCCCGTCGGCGCTACCCATTTAGCCGTGGATTTAAAGGTAAAGATTGTTGTGGTTGCAGGAACTTCATATTTGAGGATGACGATGCCAGAACCGCCTGCTGCGCCTGCTTGTGCGTTATTGAAATTTCCACCACCACCGCCACCGCCGCCGGTGTTTGCTGACCCAGCAGTTAGCCCGGTATTGGGGTCGCTAACGCCACCGTTGCCACCGCCGCCCGTTCCTCCGGTGCCAGCTGGAGCAAGATAAGTGCCGCCGCCGCCACCGCCTGCGTAGGTGACAGATGAACCGGAAATAGTGGACGCAGTACCGTTTCCACCGTTGCCTGAACTGCTGCCACCATTAGTACCTGCAGCAGATGCGCCGCCGCCTCCCGCCCCTCGGAAAGGAGAGCCGCCTGCCCCTGTGCCGCCATTGTTTCCTTGAGACGGTGAAGTGCTTGGGGTGTTACCGGAACCTGCTCCAGTTGTACCAGTAGCATACGTTCCACCACCACCAGAACCACCATTCCCACCGCCCACAGAAGGAACCGATGTGCTTGACGCTCCACCACCTCCGCCGGTTGATGTAATGGTGCTAAATACAGAGTCGCTGCCCGAAGATCCGCGTGACGTTGAGTTTGTACTAGCACCGTTGCCGCCACCGCCAACAGTTACGGTGTAGTCCGTGTCACCAGTTACAGACAATCCGGTGCCAGTTCTAAATCCACCCGCGCCGCCGCCGCCACCAGCGGCACCACCACCACCGCCTCCCGCGACGACAAGGTACTCAACGCTTGTCACGCCAGTTGGAGCCGTCCACGTTCCCGTAGCAAGGA